TTACAATTCGGTGCTGGTGGTTGGTATTAACTTCTGCCAGATAGCAGACACGTATTTAGCCTGATGTTTAGCATCTGCCAGCGCGTTATGCATTTCACCTTCAAAGGGCATATCGCGTTTAGGGTCAAATCCAACAGCGCGACCGAGATCGACAGTTGTCCGGACATCCTGATCGTTCCAGAATTTCCATGGGGTTATGTGTCCAGCGCGTTCGTAAGCACCACGCAGAATGACATTGTCAAAGCTGGCACCATTACCCCAGACTTTCAGGTATTTAGGGTTATCAGCATGACGATTAATGAAATGGCTTAGTTCAGAGAGTGCTGCCGAGATAGACATTGCGTCATCAGCACAAATGGCTGCTCGCGCTTCTGTACTTTGCTTCATCCACCAGATGATGGTATCTCCATCAGGTTGCGTCCCCTGAGCCATTGCGCTTTCGAGTTGTACCGCTGTGTAAAATTCCTCGCCAAACTTCCCGCTCTGCGGATCAAAGAATACAGCCCCGATGGAGACGATAGGTGCCGTGGGTTTATTACCCATGGTTTCTAAATCAATCATCAAATGGTTCATATATGACCTTGTTTTCATAATTATTAATAAAATAGCTCATTAATAACCTATTACGCGCTTTGCGGGTCATTAATGGTCTTATGGTTATTTAATTTCTCATTAATAGCTCATAAAAGAGCTATCTCACTTCTATTTTTACTCCGGCGATAATGCCAGCACGCTCAATTGCTTCTTTTAACCAGAGCTTATAAGTAGAAGGGTAGAAGCTTTCATTTTTCCCGGTACCGCCCCAGAAGGCTTTACTGCTTGGGTCTGGTAATTCGAATGACAGCGTGCTGCCTTCTAATTCCGTGATGCGTGACTGTGCTCGCTCTAACTGCTCAGCCAGATGCTCAGCGTCGTGACGGCTAACCCATTCACCTGACTCATCGGGAATCATTACTGGGCGAACGCCGTTGATATCGTGACCATGGCGCTGTTTGTACGTCTGGAGCTTTATTCCCTTATCCATTGCTGGCCTCCCGGCGTTCGTAACCCAGCGCATAACGCGCCTCAATCGGGTCATCAATTTCGCTATCATCATCTTCAGTGATGTAAGCGTTAGTAACGCTGCCTACCATCGCTACACAGCAAGCATTGCAGCAACGATAGGACATCAGCTCACCACTGAATTTATAAGTTGCTGATCGGTGAATCTCGCCCTTGATAATCTGGCCAGCACAAATATGACAAGTATATTCGCCGCGACCAGTGACGATTTTGTTTGAAAGCTCGCTATCGCCAGGCTCGCCAAAATCACCTTCAAAAAGATCAAAATCCAACGCTTCACTTAAAGGGCTATCCACCTCACTGCTGTTAGTGGCTTCGTATGCTGCGTTAGTCATTGCACTTGCTCCCTGACAAAATGGTAATGCCAAAGCATTGCGGTTCGTTGCGGATTATCTTTGTAGCTTCCACATACGGTTTAATGAGGCGACCTTCGAAGGTAAGCGCTGTCGTACAGCAAGCAACGCCGTTCTCTTCTGTGTTTGCGTAAGCGAATGAAGCAACAACTGGCATCTTGTGCTCTTTGCAGATGTTGATGATCTGCTGCATGAGCGGGTTGATTTGCTGGTCATAAACACTTTCAAGGTCGAATTCTTCGATGTTATTGCTCATTGCCAGCTTCCCTTACTTCGCTTTGAAATGCCGCATTATCAACAGCAAGGTTAACTACCTGTAGGTTCAACGCATCGCGCTCTTTCGTGAGAGCTTTACGCTGTTCTAAAGATTCAGTTAGGGCAGTAAAAGTCACACTTAGCCTGGTGGCGACTTCGCGCATTAACTTGGCTTCTGCTGGTGGTAGAGTTGGTACCGCAGAATAAGCGGCGGCGACCAGTTCATTTACTTTCAGATGCTGGTGCATGTGCGAAGCTCCATCAGTTCGTTGAAACGGGTCATGAACAACCCAAAAGCCTGTCCAGGACGCAGCGGCACAATCTGGATCATGTCGCTGGTAGGGATACCTTCAAGGACAGGCCATTTGGTACCGTCGTCGATATCCAGATCCCGGCGTTCGGTCGCCAGCATTGTCAGGTCGGCATATTTCACAACAGCAGATTGCGTTAGCGGCAATTCGTACTTAAAGCGGATAAGCCCATCAACAAAAGTTTCGATCCGTTGATAGTCAGGCAACAGGGCTTTAAGCGGTGCCGGTATGTCCTGGCAGTACGCCTCAGCCGCGTCATGCATCAATGCTTCAAATGCTAATTCGGGCGCTACCAGTTGGCTGCACAATACACAGTGTTGAGCCACGGAATAGAACTCAGGTAAATGGCCAGTGAAGCGGCAAATATGCGATAACGCGGTGGCGATATCTTCAATCTCGATATCGTCAACGGTGGCATTGGTATAATGAAAATGCTTGCCGGATAACGTCTGTATAAAACTCATCGGTATATTTCTCCATATATTCGCAGCTGCATCTGCGGTTTATTTTGGTTGCACGAATCCCTCGCCGGGTGGCGATTAAAAAAGGAATTACGCTTCACTAATTGCCCCAAAGTGCAGGGCAATTAAGGCAGAGCAATTACGCTTTGAAGTTACCGATAAAGGTATCGACTGGTTTCTCGTTGAACTTGCCGATCAGCAGGTCACGGAATTCATTTGCGATAGCTTCTTCCTGGGCTTCCAGTTGGATGATACGCAGCACGAAACATGGCTCGCTGCTTTTCAGGAGGCTGTTACGCATGCTGAAGGCACGTTCACCCAGGCCTTCATACGGAACACATTTGAATTCAAAGGCCACTGGCATAACGTCTTTGCTGCTGGCTTCGATGCTTTGCATCAGGGACTTTTTACCGCTGAAATCACCGTCTTCATGATCAGCCTGTGTTGCCTGCTGGATAGTGATGCGGCGAACAGCTTGAGCTGCCTGGGAGATTGACATGACATTCCCTTCAGCATCAAAGGCAGAGAGGTAATCACTCCAGTCTTCCAGCCATTCAGCGATTTGCTTCTGATTCAGACGGTCGCCATTGATCATCAGCAGTGCACGGAACGGAGCTGTTTGTTTCAGCTTGATGGTTGAAACGTTATCGGCGTGGCCTGGATTGTCGAGTGTGCCGATATTGAAGACAGAGCGGGCACTCATGTTTTGCGCATCGATAAAGCAGCGTGCCGGTTCTTCAGTACTGGCATAGCCAACAGAGTAACGAACAAAATCATCGATGCTGGTCGTATCCATGGCGCCACGGAAGCGGAAACGCTCCAGGCGTAAATGCTCCAGACTTTGAATCTTTGTACCTTCAGGAAGAATGGCAGTTGGGCACGCTGCATCCTGAATATCATTAAGATGATAACCAGAAAGAACCAGGTCTTTTACTTGCTGGATAGCGCCGCCGTCTAATTGAGACATACAAAATTCCTTATAAATAAATTGGTAGAAGTAATCGCAGTGAATTAATCAGTCGCGGTTCACTGAGCCGCTTTAAGCTTTCCGTCAGTGGCGCCGTTGATCCCGAAGAGTTGCCCCTGATCTTCCTGCAAGATGGTGAGCTTGCCGCCACGGTTAACCCACATTGGCGTTTCGGTGGTGTCTTCTTCGGACGCTTTGCCGCGTGGAGTAGGGATGCTGTACTGCAATTTGTGTTTGATTTTGACGCGCTTTTCTTCAACGGAGTTACCCATGCGCTCAAAGTCGAATGTCAGGACTAGCTTGCCTTTGTTGCCGTTATTCAGAACACCTAGCGCGGTGCTATTAAGCGCTGCGGCGATTTTATTCATGAACACACCAGAATCCAGTTCGCCCATGAAATCGGGCACTACGGTCATGCGATCATTGCTCATAGCGTTTCCTCTTAGTTAAAGCGGCTGCAACCGCCGTAAGTTTCTCCATACACAACAGGGAAGGGCATCTGCGCCCGCCGCAACGCCCGAGTGGGTTGGGTTATGAGCCCGTCGCCCGGTGATGCCCTTCTCTGTTGTATAAAAAGGACGGTACCGCGGGAGAACATTATCTTCGCCCCCTTGATTAGGTTGAAGACCCGGGTACCGCCAAGACTACCCACAGCAAATCTAAGCAATTCGTGCACCTGTCTTTTCACCACATCAGGCTCGGTGGATCCTGCTATTCCCCAACAACATGGATTCGGTTAATCTGGATATCCCCAACGACAATGTGTCTAAAAGAATGATTTCTGAAATTACGGCATCCATAACGGCTATTAAAAACTCCCTTGATTTGCTTCGCGTTCTTGGGGACGCAAAAAGCGAATCTGAAATTCAAACTGCAACATATGGACTGCATCGGCAATTAACAGATTTGCAGATAGAGAACCTACGTCTGGCGCAATTGCTGTCTGACCAATATGAAGAAATAAGCTCTCTGAAGCGCAAATTGAGCAATGCGGAGAAAGAAAAGCGAGAATTTGAACGCTATATGGAATACAAAACTGGAGCGGGACATTTTATTTATGCTGTCCGGGACAGCCTCGATAACTGTGGCACTGGCGAACCCTATGCCTGTCCACATTGCTATCATCAGGGTGCAATATCCCTCCTTCAGGCTCTTTATGTAGTTAAAAGTGATGAGTTTCATAAATCCAAATGCCCTTCGTGCAAGAATGTATTTCGGATAAGTAAAAATGAGAATTACGAGCAACCAATATCAATTTCCGAAATCGGTAGGTCACTAGGTGGTGGATCATTTAGTTGATTGACCTTGTTGGTGATATCCCAATTATTAAAGAGCTAAGCGTCCTGTTGGGCGCTTTTTTGTTGCCTGCGAATCCGCTCCATCTTCATAAGCCTGGGGTGGCTACTTCGTGGGCATCCTTCCTTGCCGGGATGTTTAACCACGCCCGGCACGTGGTTTTTTGCCCAAAGCTGCTGGGCGCTAAGTGGTAGAGTGAATTTGCAATTTACAACCAACCACTTAGAGGTAATTATGCAAGTTCAGGCATATGGCATTTTTTGGTTTAAAGATGCAGCCCAATACCATGAATACAAAACAATCTTCACTGACTCAGTTGTCTTGGCAGTCAGCTTTTCTGACTGGCTGAAAGACGCTAATAAAATTGTTAAACGCTTTGAGAGTCAGGGGGCAACTATCGTCAAAGCTTATGCTGAGCCCTCCGAGTTCGTTGCCTGGTGTAGTTCCAATGGCAAGACTGTCAATGCCGAAGGTCGCATGGCATTTGCAAACTCCAAGGCTCACGAGTATCTCGTTAGCAAACAATAAACTGATTGGGGTGATGTAAATGATCGCCCCGACTTTAGTCTGACGAACGTCAATACAAACACCTTCCGATAATCTCTGCATAACCTGATCCCTTTACCGTGTATCTATTACATTTCTTGCGAATCATCCGGTCATTCATATGCCACCGGCGGCTACTTCGTGGGCGTCCTGCCTGTTCGTTGCTGTTGAGATGAATGTACCTTTAGTTACCCTAATGGTCAAGAGTGAAATGTACCTATTGTTACCTTTATGGACATAAAAAAAGCCAACAATTGTTTGCTGGCTTTCTTTTGACTAGGAGTTACAGGGGGTTAGATATTTTGTGTTATTTGAACAACCTTCCCTATTATCCGGCAGTTGCCATCAATTGGAATTGGCTTGAAGGCAGGGTTTAGGGGCATTAAATAAGAATAGGGGCCGTCCCATACTAATTTTTTCACAGTTGCTTCTGATGAGCCATCTAGCACTGCAACCACTATCTTTCCGTATAAATTATCTAGCTGCCCATAGTTTGGTTCAACAATAACTATTGAACCTTCTGGTATGGACGGTAAGCCATTGGGATTCGTCATCGACTCTCCACGAACAACTAGCCCAAACACCTCATCACTTACATCAGCCGTCGTTTGAGTCCACGAAATCACATCAGTTAACCTTGAGCAAGCATAGCTTTCTGTCCAGTGGCCCGCTTGGACAGCAGAAATAATAGGAACAGAAACAGGTGCTTTAAAATAGGGCGTGACTCGAATGTCATCTTGTCCCTGATCTCCCTCTCCATAGAGGAGCCACTCTGGCGTAGTGGATAACGCTATGGCTAGTTGATGGAGATTCTCACCGTCTGGTTTGGTTGTTCCTGCTTCCCACTTAGTCACAGAAACACGGCTAACACCTAGCTTCTTTGCCAGTGCAAGTTGAGTTATTTCCAGCTGGACGCGCCGGGATCTAATTCGGTCTTTCATTTCTGTTTTCATGTAACTAATGTTACATCCTTTTGGTGTAACTGTTGTTTGCTATTTAATGTACCTTTTGTTACCTTTAGACGGTCGAACTAAGGAGAATCAAATGCTCAAAAAAGTCGTTGTAAAGCACTTCGGTGGTATTTCCAAGACCGCGAATGCTTTGAATATTTCCCACCCTGCAGTCTGTCGATGGGGTGAGGTGATACCAGAAAAGCAAGCCTTCGTTATTGAACGAATTACCAAAGGAAAGTTGAAGTACGACGTTTCTCTTTACCTGAAGACTAACGAATCAGCTGCTTGACAGTAACCACAGAAATAAGGAGTGAACCGTGGGTAATGAACCTGAATGGAAAGTAGATAAACAGCCAACTTGGCTGGTGGCCGCAATCAAAAAGACGATTACTGATCTGCCTGGTGGGTACGCAGAAGCTGCTGAGTGGATTGGTGTAACTGAAAACTCGCTATTCAACCGTCTTCGCTCTGAAGGCGATCAGATCTTCCCTTTGGGTTGGGCGATGGTGCTACAGCGTGCTGGTGGTTCACACCAAATTGCGGATGCAGTGGCCCGCAACTCAAATGGTGTCTTTGTTCCATTGGCAGATGTTGATGATGTGGACAATGGGGACATAAATCTGCGTTTGATGGAATCCGTCGAATGGATTGGCAAGCACTCTCAATACATCCGTAAAGCAACAGCGGATGGTGTGATTGATGCTGAGGAACGCGCTCAGATTGAAGAGCACAGCTATCAGGTAATGGCTAAGTGGCAGGAACATTTAACGCTTTTATTTCGAGTTTTTTGTGCGCCAGAAAAGAGTGACGCCCGCGAGTATGCAGCTCCGGGCGCCTTGGCGAAAAACTCTACGTTGTGTATGGAGAAATAATCCGCATGAGCAATTTACCCGAAAATTGTCATTTACCGCAACTAAGGATGCATCCGGTACCGGGTGCTCCATCGTTTCGGTATGTATGCATGGTACGTGGCCAGTGGGTTTCATGTAACCACAGTAGCGCTTACATGATTGTGGGGGTATTCAACCGGAGGGCTGCGCAATGGTTCAGCAAATGATTAACGCTGCGGCGTCTACAGCGGTGTCTGTATTTTCTTCCGGCCTGGTAACTATGAGCAGTCGAGAAATCTCTGACCTGGTTGAATCGCGTCATGCTGATGTTTGCCGAACCATTGAGAGATTAGCGGCAGCTGGGGCCATTCAGGGGTATACGCCAACGCCGTATACCCACCTTCAGAACGGTCGAACCTACAAAGAGTATCTGATTGGCAAACGCGACAGTTACGTAGTCGTTGCACAATTATCTCCACAATTTACCGCTCGTCTTGTGGATAGATGGCAGGAGTTAGAAAACAAAACAGCAGTCCCGCAATCTTTACCTGAAGCTCTTCGCCTGGCAGCTGATATGGCAGAGCAAAATGCACAGTTGGCAAACAAGGTTCAGCAGGACGCTCCAAAGGTTGCGTTCGTTAACCAGTACGTCGAAGCCGGTGGCAATAAAAGCCTGCGTGAAACGGCGAAGATCCTAAACATGCCTGAGAAGGCGATGATTGATTCACTTCTGCGCGACAAAGTTCTTTTTCGTCAGTCTGGCAACCTGCTACCCCATGCCCTGCGTCAACGCGATGGTCTGTTTACGGTGAAAACCGGAACCTCTGATTTT